GTCAACTTTCCACCAATGACTGCTAAATACTTATATGAAAGATACACCGCAGAAATCAAAGACCAAGAAGTTATTAACATCTACGACCCATCGGCCGGTTGGGGTGGTCGCATACTCGGTGCTATGGGTGTTCGGGATGACCGCAGGATTCATTATGTGGGGACTGACCCTAATCCTGACAATTTTATTGGGGATGATGGTTACAGCAAGTATGCTTCTATCGCTGATTTCTACAATACCAGAACTTATAGAGGAAATCCATTCTTTTCCGAAACGAACACTTACGAAATATTCAAAGAAGGTTCAGAAGTAATTCATGTCAATCCAGAATTTAAGAAATATAAAGGCAAAATGGATTTCATTTTTACATCTCCGCCATATTTTAATCGGGAAGCATATAGTGATGACGACAATCAATCCTATAAGAAATTCGGCTCATCATATGAATTATGGCGACACGGGTTTCTTGCACCAACACTAGAAACTTGTGCATCATACTTACGACCAGGCAGATATATGGCATGGAATGTTGCAGATTTGTTGGTGGGTGGGAAATATCTACCAATCGAGAAAGATAGTATTGACATACTTGAATCTTGTGGTATGATGTATAAATATACGATGAAGATGGCATTAGAAGGAATGCCTGGACAAAACAGAATGGGTGAAGACGGTAAACCCACATGTAAAAATTACTGTCAAGTAGATGGAAAGTATTTAAAATATGAACCAATATTTGTTTTTTGGAAACCAAAATAAGGAAGTATAATAATGTCTTGTAAAAATTGTGGTAAAAGTAAAAATAATAAAAAAGGAAATAAAATGAGTAAAAAATCGAATAAAAAATCGAATAAAAAAGAAAAGCATGACTTGCTTTATATTATGAATCCTGGTTGTGGGTGGTGTAAGAAAGCAGACCCAGTAGTTGAAGAATTGGTAAAAGCAGGATATGAAATAACCACATTGGATATAACCAAACCCGATCAGGCAGAAAGAGCAAACGAAGCAAAAACAAAACATAATGCACAGTGTGGTACTCCATTATTTCTCGATGCTGAAACAGGTAATGCAAAATGTGGATTCGCAGAAAAAGACATTTTAGAAAAATGGGCAAAGGGTGAAGAAATGCCAGCACCACCTCCAAGGCCGCAACAACCACAACAACCGCAACAAAATGAAATAGAAACTTTAAAGTTTGAATATGTTTGGTTGGATGGTGATTCACCAAAGAATATTAGAAGTAAAACAAGATATCAAAGAATGCCCATTGCAAGGATTCCAGACAACCTTAATCAATTAATTAGGTTCGTACCAAAAGGGTTTTATGATGGTTCTAGTACTATGCAAGCAACAACACAAAATAGTGATTGTGGACTATCGCCGGTCAAGGTTGTGGAGAATCCTATGGATGCTCCTTCAAGAATAAACGGAAAACCCATTTCATATATTGTTTTATGTGAGGTTACTGATGCTGATGGAAATGCACATGAAACAAATACTAGATCAAAACTAGTAGATGCAGTAAATAAAAGAGAAACAGAACTAAGACAAAGAGAAGACAAAAGTGATATGTTCCTTGTTGGTTTTGAACAAGAATATACTATAGTAGACCCAATTACAGGAAACCCCATAGGTTGGTCCGATTATGATGAAGGAACTCCTCCACCACAAGGAAAATATTACTGTGGTGTTGGAGCAGATGTATCCAAAGGAAGAAAGTTGGCAGAAACACATGCTTCACTGTGCAACAAAATTGGCATAGGTGTAATGGGTACAAATGCAGAAGTAATGCTTTCACAATGGGAGTTTCAAACTGCTCCAAAGTTGGCACTCCAGGCAGCGGATGATATAATTATCTCTAGGTTTTTACTTCAACGAATTGCAGAAGATATGGAATTAGCAATTTCCTATAATCCAAAACTAATAGACGGTGATTGGAATGGTTCTGGTGGTCACATTAATTTCTCCACAGATTATATGAGAAGAGAATCTGATATTGCATATCTAATTTCACTTTGTTCGAGTATGGAAAGATATCATAAAGAATCAATTGATGTTTATGGTGAAGAAAATAATAGAAGACTAACTGGTAAACATGAAACTTCCTCTGCGGAAGAATTCACATGGGGAGAAATGGACAGGGGTGCTTCAATTCGTATTCCACAATCAACGGTACAAAGTGAAGGGAAAGGTCATTTGGAAGACAGAAGACCAGCGGCTAATGTTGACCCATATGAAGCATTTAATTACTTATATGGAACAATAATTAAAATAAACGAAGAACTTTTTATAACTACATAATATGAAAAATAAAATGTCAAATGCTTCATATGAAGAATATCTAAAAGACCAGTTAATGGTATTATCATCAAACTTTTCAATAAAGGCCTATAAAAGAGCAAATGAAGAAAGTTGGCAGGGGTTTGAAAGAGGTAAAGATTTAAGAATTCAAATTCAATGGAAAAAAGAGTGTATATGGGAGTGGATTACAGAAAAGTCATTGTGGGTTCAAAAAAACACCAACAAAGAAGATAGGCTTTGGATGCAAAGACACGCAGACATAAAAATCAATGCTTGTAAAAATGCCCTTGTAAAAAAGAAAACTGATAATTATATACCAAAAACAAAAATGTTCTTAAAAGAAAAAACTAAAATAGGCAATACACAAAAGTTATTTGAAAATATGAAGAAGTCATAGGTAATATGGAAAATATACAAGATTTTAAAATTCGAGAGCCTAACGGAAAGTTGAAAGAATATTTAAAGGGGGATGTCGTTAGAAAAAATGGCAAAGAATATGTTGCCTCTAAAACCATTCGAGGATATTCTCCCGAACATGGAGAAAAACGAGGATGGAAAGAAATAAACAAAACAAGAATCACCAAATTCTCTAAGAGTACTTCTGAACCAGAAATGGCACAAGAGGGAGACCATTGGTTTAATACAGATAGTGGTAAATTGTTGCTTTCAATAAAATTAGATGATGGTAGCACACAGTGGGCAGAAATTTAAAGTAAGGATTTCGTTATTATATTATTAGACAACAATCAGTTGATTATCGCAAGTTTACACCAATCTTTAAAGATGAATATGGAAATAGACGAAGACACAATACGTCATTTGATATTAAACACATATAGAATGTATCGAACCAAATTTGGAAACCAGTATGGGGAAATAGTAATTTGTCATGATGGTGGTAAGTATTGGCGGAGAGATAGATATCCATATTATAAAGCAAATAGAAAAAAGAATAGGGATAAATCGGATTTAGATTGGAATCACATACACGATATTATGAATAAACTATATAATGAAATATCTTTGAATTTTCCATATAAAAATTTAAAAATTAATAGAGTAGAAGCAGACGACATTATTGCAGTTTTGTGTCAAAAGTATCACCAACAAGAAAAAATATTAATTGTTTCGAGTGATAAAGATTTTCAACAATTACAACGGTATGAAAGTGTGAAACAATATAGTCCGTTAAAGAAAAGTTATATTGCATGTGAAGAACCAGAGAATTTCATCATAGAACACATAATAAAAGGAGATTCTTCAGATGGAATACCAAATATTCTTTCTGATGATGATACCTTCGTAAATCAAGAAAAAAGACAAAAGCCTTGCGGAGCAAAAAAGATTTGTGAATTAAAAGAGAATTTAGACGAATTAGTAGACACTCCAAATTGGAAAAGAAATCAAAAACTGATTGATTTTAATTATATACCTGATGAAATTAGAGATATGATAACTAGAGAATTTGAAAAAGAGCCTGTGGGAAGTAGAAATAATATTTTAAATTATTTTATCGATAATAGGCTGAAAAACTTAATGCAACACATAGAGGAGTTTTAAATTGTGAGCAAAAAGAAGAAAACAGGTAACAAGGCTGATGCCGAAGATTATAAGGCGATGAAGAAAAGGGGTAAAAATAAAAAACACCACAGAAAATCAAAAAGACATTTTGACAAAGATGCTTTGCGTGGTATAATGGATGGTAGAGTTGATATGGATGCATATCAAGATTATGTGAATGGCGAAGATTAAGTCAATGGAGATATATTATGACAACGCAAACTGCGATAACCCTTTCAAGTAGAACACTAGAAGTTCTCAAAAACTTTTCTACAATAAATTCTAATATTCTTGTTAAACCAGGAAATGTAATTAATACGATTTCCCCAATCAAGAATGTCATGGCAGAAGCAACCATAGAAGAAGATTTCGATACAGAATTTGGTATCTGGGATTTGAGCAAGTTCTTAGGAACAGTTTCATTATTTAATAAACCAGAATATGAATTTTACGAAAAGTATGTTAAAATACGAGAAGAAAACAATTCAACAGAGGTTACATATTATTATTCAGAACCAAGATTGTTGACAACAGTAAATAAAAAGATTAATATGCCAGAAACAGTAGTAAGTTGCACATTAACACAGTCTGTGTTTAGTGATATTCTTCGTGCCGCATCTGTGTTGCAGGTATCTGATATTGCGATTCGTTCAAACGGAGAAGATATTGAAATTGTTGCATTAGATAAATCAGATTCTACAACAAACAATTATTCTGTTACTATTGGTGATAATTCAACAAGTGCAGATTTTAATTTTTATTTTAAAGCAGAAAATCTTAAAATGTTGCCAGGGGATTATGATATTAATATTAGTGACAAGGTAGTTAGTGAATTTAACAGAGTCAATGATGACCTCACATATTGGGTTGCATTAGAATCGGATTCCGTTTATCATGGACAGAATCCTTACAATTCTGCGATATAAAAATGACTTCTAACAACAAAGAATATCTCTGGGTTGAAAAATATAGACCAAAGACAATAGATGATTGCATTCTTCCTGAATCCATCAAGATCACCTTTAAGCAAATGGTTGATTCTGGAGAAGTACAAAATCTATTGCTCGCTGGTGGTGCTGGCTGCGGTAAAACCACAATCGCCAAAGCATTATGCAGTGAACTCGATACTGATTTTATTATGATTAACTGTTCAGAAGATGGAAACATTGACACACTCAGAACAAAGATTCGTAATTTTGCTAGCACAGTATCTTTGTCTGGTTCTAAGAAGATTGTTATACTTGATGAATTTGATTATTCAAACGCACAATCAACACAACCTGCACTCCGCGGATTTATTGAAGAATTCAGTGAAAATTGTAGATTTATTCTTACTTGTAATTTTAAGAATAGAATCATAGAACCTCTACATTCCAGATGCACATTAATTAATTTTACAGTTCCAAAGAAAGAGAAGCCAAACCTGGCATCGCAATTTATGGATAGAGTAAAACATATTTTAGACACGGAAAATGTTTCCTATGAGGAGAAAGTTCTCGTAGAAGTTATAATGAAACATTTTCCAGATTTCCGCAGAGTTATAAACGAGTTACAGAGATACTCTGTTTCTGGTGGAATCGATGTTGGAATTCTCACTCAAATTGGTGAGATACACATTAAAGATTTAGTAAGTCACATGAAAGATAAAGACTTTACTAGTGCAAGAAAGTGGGCGGTGGAGAATTTGGACAATTCTCCGTCAGAACTCTTTAGGAAAATTTATGATGGATTATATGAACACATATCATCTTCTTCAATTCCTCAAGCAGTTTTGATTTTAGCAGAATATCAATATAAGTCTGCGTTCGTAGCAGACCAAGAAATTAACTTAGTGGCATGTATTGTCGAACTTATGATGGGATGTGAATTTAAATGACAAAAATATTAGCGCAAGGTGATTACCTAATTTTAGAAAAGGTAGATTACGAAAAAGAAGAAGTGACCGAAAGTGGTCTTATTATCAAAAAGAGCCAAGTACTAGACAGCACAAGTGCAGAGGCAAAGATTGTTTCTATGGGTAATGGCACACCAGATGCAAATGGAAATATTCCACCTGTAAATTATGAGATAGGAAGCACAGTTCTTTATGATGCAAGTAGCAGAATAGGCATTCATGCCGATTTTGATATTATTAAACGAGAACATGTACTAGCAGTGGTTTTTGATACATGAAACTGACTGAGTACCTTAATGCGATAAACTACACAAAAGAACCTCTAATGGACACAGAGGATGAACAGGTAGAGAAGAAGTATACACCATTTATAATTAATAGGTGTTTGTCATATTTTATAGACACAGTTATACACGCAAACGAGATAAATAAGTATGCTTCAGCAGATAAGAAGATGCAATTTGATTATTATCGGGAAGCGTTAAGAAAACGAAAACGGTTTAGTAAATGGCAAAAGAAGGAAATAACCGACAATCTAGAAATAGTAAAAGAGTACTATGGATACTCCAACACAAAAGCAACAGAAATAATGGACTTGCTAAGTGAAAAAGAAATAGAAGAAATGAGAATTTACCTTACTGGCGGCGGTATAAATCCATAATTACATATATATTATGAAACAAGTGATTAATAGGAATACTAATTATGGAACAAGAAGACATATTTAACGGATTAGGTGTCGAGGTAAATTTGCATTCAGACGAAGATTTCTTAAAAGTAAAAGAAACTTTAACCAGAATGGGCATTTCATCAAGAAAAGAAAAAAAATTATATCAATCATGTCATATTCTTCACAAGAGAGGAAGATATGCTATTATGCATTTTAAAGAATTATTTATTCTAGACGGACTAGAAAGTGACATATCGGATGATGACATTGGCAGACGAAATACCATTGCTAAATTATTAGATGAATGGGGATTAATAGAAGTCATAGATGAGTTTGAAGAAGATGAGCCAATGTTGGGAGTGAATAAGATAAAAATCATTTCCCATAAGGAAAAAAGTGAATGGGAAATGATACCTAAATATCATATAGGAAACAGTTAAAATGAGGTTATATTATGAATACAGTGCTTATAAGTTTCTATAGTGACATAGAAGACAGAACATATTATAGTGATAATGCTGATAGAATCATAAAAGAATGCGAATCTTTGAGCATTCCATATCACATTAAAGAGAAAGAATCTCTT